GAATGAGGAAACCTGCCGCTGGGATGCTCCTGTTGAGATGCCAGACGATGGGAATGAATACACTTGGGATGAAGATTCGGTTAGCTGGGTTCTAGTCGAAGAGCCAACTGAATGAATATTGTTCTAATAGCAAACATCCCATTCAGAGAACCGCTTTTGACATTGAACGATTTTGAATTGGGAAGATTAGACCGAGGAAACTTTTTAGGAGAATAATGCCAACATCATCAACCGCTGTCGCAGTCGGAACAACAGTGACTGAACTATTCCAGGGAGGTCAGCCAACTGATCTGGTCTATCTTCAGGATGGAGATTATGATGGCGATTCTCTGGTTTATGTCGGAGGCTCAGATGTCACAGTTGACACTGGGATAAAGCTAAGCAAAATCAATGTGACAGTTTTCCAGCTGTATAACTTTGATGCCCTTCATGCCATCTCCGACTCTGAGACCGGTGAGGTCAGAGTTCTTTCGGTCAGCTAAAATAGTCTCATGGAAGAGACCACAGGCAGAGTCACAATTAACATGCTCTATGCAAAACAGCTAGAGAATGAAAAGCTACTAATAGAGCTTCATGAGCGCCTGTCCAACATGGAGCACATGCCTGCAAGAGTCAGAGAGCTAGAAATCAACCAGGCTAAACAGGCTTGGATCGAGAAGGTTGCGTATGCGGCTTTGCTTGCCGGAGTCTCGGCGGTTGTCGGTGGACTTATCTCTGTAATGTGATGGAAGTTCCTCACGATCCCTACTGGTGCGAAACCTGTTCATCCCTGCTCGATGACAACTATCTACTAATCAACGACATTCGGTTGCCCTAAGCTACTGTTTTATCTGTTTCTACGCTACCTTTTTACCAACACATAAGCCTCTAAGTGTTGCTAAACATGTATAGCACTTTACAAATTTCGACAATCCTGTTTTACATTTTTACCGAATTCGCAGAGGTAGAATAGTCATATGACATGGCAACATCCACTCCCACCGAAACTAATCGGCGATAAGTATGGCGATAAAGAGCCACCAAGAACACAGCCACATCGAGGCACAGATTATCGCGGTGACGCTAAGCAATTTGTTAGGGCGGTAAGCGATGGCGTAATACATAACATCTTTTATTCCGCTTGTCTCGGTTGGATTGTTGAGCTAGAGACTGATGAGCATGGACTGTACTTCGGTTACTCTCACCTCGCTTGTCAAAAGCATGGCGTGAACTGTGATGGCAAGGATCACGAGGATGGCAGCAACTGCAATAAGAACATTCAGAAGGGTGACCGAGTAAAGGCGGGACAACCAATTGGGCTGTGTGGCAATACCGGACTCTGCTCAAGAGGCGTTCACCTTCATCTCACTGTCTCAAAGAAGCCAGACCCTCGATACGCAAAGACTTTCGATGCTGAAAAGTTCATCAATCAGAAAATCAATAAGCAAAAGCGTTTAGCTAAGAAGGCTAAGAAAACCGAGGTCACAGAAAAGCCACAGAAGCCCGAACCAGTACCTGCTAAGGTAGTTCCACCCGACAAGGGTCAAAACCCACCTAAGAGCGTTCTAGAGGCGTTGAAAGTGATAATGGCATGGTTCAACAAATAAAGAGGTTTTTCAAGGGGCTAATCGCCGATAAGGGCGGAAGTGCAGCCTGGAAGTTTAGGCGCAAGCTTATCTTCGGTGCATTTCGGTTAGGCGTGTTTGTGATCCTAGTGATGTTACCTATCGCCATATTCATGCCGGAACTGCAACAGTTAGCAATCGAGGCTATTCAGTCAATGGTGGGCATGCTCTCTATAATCGTCTCGGCTTATGTCGGTGGAGCAGTCGTGGATGATAGGCTGAACAGGAACAAGGATAAGGACATAGAACCATGAAGCTATTTAGCATAGAGTTTTGGACATACGCAGGAGAAAGAGCTATCAAGACTGTGGCGCAGTCTGCTGTGGCGTTTCTAGGAACTGGAACTGTCGGACTGTTTAGCGTTGACTTTTACTCTCTCACTTCGGTGAGCTTGGGTGCAGGTTTGCTATCAGTATTGACATCAATCATCACTAAGACTAAGGTTTCTGAGTAACCTCTTTCTTGGTTGCAGAAGGCTCGGCTTTTATAGCCGAGTCTTTTGTCTTAAGTCCCTACGCTCATGAGCTGTCAGACCTCCCCAGACACCATGTTGCTCTTTAGCTTCTATGGCGTACTGAAGGCACTCACTTTTTATAGGACAGCGTAAGCACATCTGTTTAGCTAGGTTTCTAGCCTTTGCACTATCTGCCATACCTGGTATATCCCAATCCTCTGGGAAGAACACATCAGGGTTTTCTCTACATTCGGCGCTCACTTGCTCGGCTAATTCGAGCAGCTGCAGTAATTGTTTGCTAATCATAATGTCTATCGGTTACATTAGTGTCTGTCAGAGATAGGAGTCAAATTGAAAAAGTTTATAGATACAGAAATTAGGTCGGCGAGGTTACTAGGTGACTTCGACAGCGGATCTAAAGCTTGGCTGAAACTACGCAAGCAAGGAATCACCGGCACAGATTGCGGAACGCTCTTGGGAGTCAATCCCTATGAGTCACCTTACGCACTGTTCCACAAGAAAACAGGGCAGATAGATGATGCTGTCCCAGACAACACCAGGATGAAGCTAGGGCGATACCTAGAGGAACCGATATTAGAGATATTTCAAAGCGAACACCCTGAGCTGAGTGTCTTTACAACAGCAACCTACTGCCACGCAGACAGGCCATGGCAGATAGCTAACCCAGACGCTCTAGCCTACGAAGGTGACAAGCTCTACATTGTCGAGGTAAAGACAACACGCAACTACTGGGATGAGATACCTGAGCACTATATGGCGCAGGTGAATCACTACCTTGATGTCTTTTCGGCAGACGGAGTTATTTTTGTAACGCTCGAAGCAGGTGACTACAAAGAGTATTTTGTAGAGTGTGATTTGAACATTGTCGAGATGCAGAGAGAATTAGCTCGGCAGTTCTGGGAGGAGAACATAGCCAACAACATCAAGCCTGACTGGGATGGTGCAGAGGCAACCTACAAAGCTGTTAGAGAGCTTTCTACGCCCTCTGACGAGGGTTCTGTGGACTTGGGAGACCTCGGTGTTCAGTTGGTCAACACTCAGAACGAGATTGACAAGCTAACCGACACGCTGAACGAGCTGAAAGCTAGAACGCTTGACGCGATGCAGGATGCTAAGTATGGTGTAGTTGAGTTTGAGGGCAAGGAATACAGAGCTGCAATCAAGCGACAGAGAGGTGAGGGTAAGCCTTATCTCCAAATAGTGAAAGGGAAATAATGGAGCTAACAGTAGGCGATTTCGTATCGCTAGCAAAAGGTGGCACTATCGTCACCGGTCAACTAATGGGCTATCGCATAGATCAGATAGGCGAGGTTCAAGAGCTGTGGGTGGATGGATTCTACTCAGGCTTTACTATCGGCAAGACCGAACTAGATTGGCAGGTGGTTGACGATGCCGAAATTTGATATTGAATCTTACGAGACAGTAGAGACACGCATCAACCGCTTCTATGAAATGCACCCAGATGGGCGAATCATCACAGAGGACTTGACAACCGAATCAGACAGGCTCAACAAGGTCTGGAGGGTAAAGACAACTATCTTCCTGACCGATGGTGACCAGGCTGCTGACTTGCCGAAAGCTACCGGACACGCCTTTGAGATTGACGGACAGGGCATGGCGAATCAGCAAGCAGCTCTCGAGAACTGTGAGACCTCAAGTATCGGTAGAGCACTGGCCAACATGAACTTGTCTGGGTCAAAGAGACCGAGCCGAGAGGAAATGGAAAAGGCAACCAGAGTAGCCAACAAGCAAGACTGGTTACTTGAGGCTAGTAAGCTGGATTCAGTAGATGGACTACGCAGACTCTACATCAAGGCTCAGAAGCAGGGAGCTACGAAAGAAGAGCTGGCAGAGATAAAGAGGAAAGCCGATGACCTCACTACTGGAGGCGAGTCGCAAGGAGCTGGCGGAAGCCTACCTAGTGGCACTAAGGCAGGGCAATCGTGAGCTGGCTGCGTTCTGGGCGATTGAACTTGTGGATAGAACGGTTGAATTAGCCAATGTCATCTTCACCGACCCACATAATCCAAGAGCTACAGAGGCTGATTCAGGAGAACCAGAGGGGGAATAACGCCCTCTACGATGCTGAGATAGAACTAGCCGATGCAGAGGCTGAGCTAGACCGTATAGAGAACAAAGCCTTTATCGCCAGAGATGGCACAGTAGCAGATCGCACAGCGCTCGCAAGACTCGAAGCTAACGAGGTCAGGCTAAAGAGAGACCTTAAGCGAATCGAACGCGACCGAATCAAACAAAAGATTAGGGCAATTGAGTCTGCGATGACAGCCACACAAACGATGTCAAAGATGCTCGACCTAGAGAGCCGCATCTAATGCCGAGTAAATACATCCGTAACATCATCTGGAATCGAGACCTCGGTGTCTGCTGGCATTGTGGATCCGAAGAGACAACAATCCACCATCGCAGGAATCGCGGAGCCGGAGGTGACCGAACTAAAAGTAAAGTTGCAGACCGACCTAGCAACCTGCTCACAATCTGCCCTGAATACAACTTTCTGATGGAGTCAGATTTGAATGTAATTAGGGAGGCTAGAGGAAATGGCTGGAAGCTACAGATGGGTCAGAACCCTAGCTTGACACCTGTTTATCGGTTTGATGGCACTTGGTGGTCGTTGACAGACCTGGGTGGAATATTTAGAGTTGATGTAGATGTATAATAGAAACAGGCCGAGAGCCTTAACTCCCGACCTGTTATATACCGATAACCACACTATCGGCAAGCTCCAGTTTAGGGCATTGCCGGGATTGGAGCAACATGGCACAACTGCCAATTTTCGATGAACTCGATAATCAACAACAGCAACAATCAGAGCGCTATAAAGAGCTAATGGCTCAGCCTGTCAATTGCATTTTCTGCGGTGAAAGATATTCAACAGCCGCTTCAGCACCTAATAATCATGGAATTGTATTCAATGGATGGTGCATCAAGGCGCTTATGTATCACGCTCGCTGTCAAGGACTCCATACAGAAGAAGCCAGGTGGCTGCAGATTCATGGCATAGACCCAGAAAAGAGTCGCTTTGACGAGTCGCATTGGAATAAAGAGAACATCAAGAACCACTATGACGATCACTTTGGGCGTTGCTACACACCAGAATGTCGAGGTCTCTGATGGCTATCGAAGTAATGAACGCAGTCTGGAAGCACAGCAAAGCAACCGGTAGAACAAAACTTGTCCTCTTGGCAATAGCAGACCATCAAGGAGAGCAAGGCGCTTGGCCTTCGCTTGGAACTCTTGCAAGGATGGCAGGCTCTAGTGAGCGCTCTGTGATGAGAGATATTGAAGAGCTAAAAGAGCTTGGAGAATTGACTGTAAAACAGTATGGCTCACCGACCAAAGGTCGCAACAAAACTAACCTTTATTTCGTCAATCTTCACGATGTGACAATTAGTCAGGTCGTGTCTGACGATGTGACAAATTCGTCTCACGATGTGACAAAAAAGGCTGACGATGTGACAGCAGGTGTCATACAAAACCTTAATAGAAACATTACTAAAAACAGCGAGCATCTTTTGCCAGAAGATTGGCAACCAAATGAAAAGCTAATGCAGATGTTTAGATCCAAATGGACACTTATCAATCCAGAGCGAGAGATAGAAAACTTCAAGCTTTACTATTTAGAAAAAAGAACCAAGCATAAGAATTGGGATTTGACATTCCAGCGCTGGATGAACCAGAATCAGCAACGAGCCGAAGAACGCAATAAAGGCAAAAGCCAGGGAGGGTCGTTTTGGGATTCAATACAGTAGAACCAGAGGATGCGGTTTTGGGATGTGTCTTGTTAGACAATTCAGTCCTAGACAAGCTAACCATTTCGGCAGAGGACTTCCACAGCAACAAGGCTCGGTCAATCTTCCAGGCCATGATGGACATGAGGTCAGAGGGAACTCCCATTGACATAATCACTCTGGCCAAGAAGTTTCCAGGCAAAGAGCAGCAGATTTCAGAGCTGATGTCCTCAGTCCCCACAGCCTCGGCAGTTGACTTCTACGCAGACCAAGTTGTAGAGGATGCCACTAAGCGCCGAATTGTAGAACTAGCTCAGCGACTACTCACAGAAGCTCATGACACCGAACCAGATCAGCTAGTCTCAATCATCAAAAAAGCAGGCGAGAGTCTGACAGTCGGCACCGGTGAAATCACATCCCTATCCGCAATCTTCGATGAGGTGCTAGAGGAACTATCACAGCCTTCCAAGATGGTCAAGACTCCCTATAAGCGACTAAACGAGCTTATCGGCGGTTACAGAGCAGGCGCGGTCTATATTGTCGCTGCCAGACCTGGAGTCGGTAAGACTATGTTTGCCTTGCAGAACGCTTATGACCTGTCCTCGCAGGGCGGAGTCATGTTCTTCTCGATGGAGATGGGCAAGGGCGAGCTAGTAAAGAGACTTATCTCGGCAGAGGCAAGAGTCTTTGCAGACAAGATTAGTCGCGGTGAGCTAGACGAATACGAGTGGAAGCAGATTGCCAAAGCCAGAAGCAAGTTCCAAAGAGAGCTAATCATCGAGGACAGACCAGGCATCTCTGTCAACAAGCTCAGGAGCGCTTACCGAAAAGCGTCAAAAGATAAGAAAGTAAACGCCATAGTGGTTGACTATCTTGGTCTGATGCATGACAGCAGAGGCGGTCGCTCACGCTATGAGAAGGTCACCAACATTTCTAATGACCTAAAGCAGTTGGCCAGAGAACTGAATATCCCAATCATCGCTCTGCACCAGCTAAACCGAGAAGTAGAGTCACGCACAGATCCTCGACCTAACCTCAGTGACCTAAGAGACTCAGGTGCAATCGAGCAGGATGCTGATGTGGTTATGCTGCTTCACAGACCTACAAATAGCGAGGGTCAGTTCACTAACGAGATGCTGATGTGGATTGCAAAGAACCGACATGGGAGACAAGGCGGTTTGAAGTTCACAGTTGACCAGCAATTCGTCAAGGTAATTGAACAGGAAAACCAGTAGCATGAAGGTATGGAATACAGCTCTTGCCATCGCTGTGGCATGGTCATGGAGGTTCGCAAGAGAACTAACCTCTGTAAAGACTGTCGCGCTCAGA